ATGGGCGTATGCAACTACGACCCTATCCTTACACTGACGCGCCTATGATCACGCTACCTGCTCCACCTACTGAGCAGCAGTCTATTGCATGGTTGCGTTGTATCGATAGTTTCGGCGCCCCAGTGTCAGGCGTGGAGGTTTCATTACTACATATTGCGGGTGGCAAGCTGGGGCATGTGCATCAAGCCGTTCCTATTACCGCACCCTCAGACCAAGCTGGGCTGGTATATTTTACTTTGCCACGCATTGCTGGGCTGCGGTATCAGGTAGTGGCTCATGGTCGACAAAGTAAAGAGCAGTTTATCAGTCAAGCGGTAGAGGTTTACGAAATCCCTGTTGCTATTGTTATTAACGTATAATCCCGCCTAGGATTCGTTTTAAGCGGCTATCACGTTATCTGGTACGATTCTTCATATAAAAATTATTAAACACTTTGAACAGCCTTTTAAACACTTTTAAACACTATCTGGTTGGTTAATGATTAAGTTGTCGTAAACCCAACATTATACAGCCCTCTTTTAAGATAAACCTACTGATATAGATAAGGTATAGATGTGGGTATCTTAAAAGCGGTTGCTATTAACTTTCAAATACAGTCGACCAGTGACGCAGTGCGTCTTATCCCTTGTGGTGAGGTGATCGGTCGTGACGGGCGGCGCTGGAAGCTATCTAATCCGCAGTCTGTTATTGATTGGTGTGTGCGCAACGCACGGGATATACCCGTCGATCTTGAGCACTCCACAGAGCTTAAAGCACCAGAGGGTGAGCCCGCTCCCGCAGTGGGTTGGATTAAACCTAGCTCGCTACGCATCGAAGACGGTCATATTGTCGGCGTAATTGAGTACAACTCTGAAAGCAATCCAGTCGCTAATAAAGAGTATCGCTATCTCTCTCCAGTCTTTATTTATGACACTCAGCCGCTTGAGATTATTGGATTAACATCTGTTGGTCTGACTAACAATCCCAATCTGTACCTACCTGCCTTAAACACAGCTCAACTCCAACAGGATGAAACTCCCATGCTGAAAGAACTTTTAGCGGCGCTGGGTTTGTCTGAAACAGCGGATGGCGCAACCGCGCTTAACGCTATTTCGCAGCTCAAGCTGGCGCGTGATACGGCTTTGAATCAAGCTCAAACCCCTTCATTAGATAAATTTGTACCCCGTGCGGATTACGACACCGCCCTCAATCGCGCTAGTGCAGCCGAGTCAAAGTTGGCGGCGCAAGCTAAGGCACAGGCTGAGGCAGCTATTGATACTGCGATTAATACGGCATTGACAGCGGGGAAAATTACCCCTGCCACAGTCGAATATCACAAGGCTCAATGTCGTACTGAAGGTGGATTAGAGCGCTTTAAGACGTTTGTCGATGCGAGCCCTGCGAATCCTGCCGCTGTTGAGTCAGGCTTAAATCAACAGCAGCCGGGGCAACTCGCTACAGCGCTGAACGCTGAAGAGAAGCAAATCGCCAGTCTTTTGGGAATGACCGAAAATGATTATTTAGCAGCAAAACGGATGGTGGGCGCATGATTATTACCCCTACGACCCTGACACAGTTATTCGTCGGTTTTAACAAAAGCTTTCAAGACGGTCGCGGTAAAGCTGCACCGCAATGGAATAAGGTTGCTACCTTAGTGCAATCGGCTGGTGCTTCGACGACCTATGGTTGGTTGGGTAAATGGCCGAAATTCCGCGAGTGGGTAGGTGATCGCGTCTTTAATAATCTACAAGCCCATGCTTATAGCATCGTTAATAAAAAGTTTGAGTCGAGTGTTGAGGTAGAGCGAGATCAAATTGAGGATGATTTGATTGGCGCGTTTGCTCCAATTTTTTTGGAAATGGGGCAAGCAGCCGAAGAGCATCCTGATGAGCTAGTTTTTTCATTACTAAAAGCTGGTTTTGCAACCAATTGCTATGACGGTCAGTATTTCTTCGATACAGATCATCCAATTTACCCCAATGCAGATGGTACAGGTACAGCAGTAACGACTAGCAATATGCAAGCGGGCACGGGAGACCCATGGTTCTTGTTAGACACCTCGCGATCTTTAAAACCTATTATTTATCAAGAACGCCGCAAGAAAGAATTTAAAGCCATGACTAAGGCAACCGATACTGTTGCTGCGTGGATGCAGGATAAGTACCAGTACGGCATAGACGGTCGTTGTAATGTAGGTTATGGATTTTGGCAGATGGCATTTGGCTCTAAAGCAGCACTCACTGAGGCTAACGTGTGGGCAGCTCATAAAGCCATGACTGCATTAAAAGCAGATGGTGGTCGCCCGCTTAACGTTCGCCCTACCTTATTAGTCGTGCCATCCTCTTTAGAGGATGTTGCTGATTCGCTCATTAATAAACAGATTCTAACTGGTGGTGCAAGCAACTCCATGTATAAAAAATATGAAGTACTTGTTTCACCATTCCTATCTTGAGGGCTAAATCATGACTGATCCAAAAGTAACAAAACCCTCCGAGCAGGGCACAACTGAAATTGCTACAACAGCTATCAAGCTGCAAGAGGCGCTAACCCCTAAGCGTTATACGATCACGGTCAAAGGCACTGAGCGCTTTTATCGCGCAGGTCGATGCTGGACTAAAGTACCCACCACCGTAGTGGAGTCTGAGTTAACAACTGATCAGTGGGCATTGATTCGTGCTGAATCGATGCTGCAAGTTGCAGATATTGCGCCTGAGCCTGAAGCTCTAGACGCGGCATAACGCATACCCCAAAAGGTGGATGAATGCAGCTCTCGCCACCGCAGAAGTATCTATCAGCGCTGCTGCATCGGCGCTGATAGAACTAAATAAGGCTCACTATGTACGCAACTCCTTCAGATGTAACAAATCGCTGGCGTGAAGATGTCACGGTGACGGGCTTATCTAATGATGATCTGTTGCAGGCATTAAGTGATGCCAGTGACGAAATTGATAGCCGTCTGGCAGTGCGTTACACGCTCCCATTGCCTGAAGTACCCGCAGTGCTAGTGCGATTGGCAGTAGATATTGCGGTGTATCTCAGTGCGACGGATGCAATGCGCATGACTGAACTGAAGGAAAAACGTTATCAAGCCGCTGTCAAGTGGCTGGATAGAGTAGCTGAAGGTAAGGCGCAATTAGTTTTAATCGCTAGTACTGATACAGATGGTGACGGTGATATCGATGCTGAAGATACCGTAAACAGTGTTGAAATCACGTTTAGCGAGCGTTTATTTACCCGTTCAACACTGGGGAATGTGCTGTGAGCGCAGTGATTGAGATTCGGGTGAGTGGGCTGGATCAGGTGATTGATCGGCTGGTGGGCATGGATGCTTCAGTCTTGAGGGTTGCTGTGGCTGCTGAAATCGAAGATCAAACCGTGCGTCGGATTGACTCGGAAAAGCGCTCGCCCTCAGGTGAGACATGGAAGTCGCTTGATCCTGATTACGCTAAACGTAAAGCCCAAAACTCCTCCGGTGGGATTTTGGAGCTGGAAGGTAATCTGCGCGAAAGCGTCCGTGTTATGAGCCAAGGTGAGGCGATGCTGGTGTATAGCGACACGCTGTATTCCGCGACGCATCAGTTTGGTGACACTAAGCGTGGCATTGTGGCGCGTCCGTTTATGGGTGTATCGACTGAGAATGAGCGCGATATTTACGCAGTGGTCGATGATTGGATCAAGGAGGCGATGCGTGTCTAGTCAAGTATCACAAGTACTGAATGAAGTGGTGGCGGGTATTAAATTACTACTGCCAGAGCTGCCCACTTGTAAACGTCATTCAGGGCGCTTCGGCTTATCTGAAGTTCGCACCTTGGCTAATCAAGCGCCTGCTGTGCTGGTGTCGTGTTTGCGCATTCAGCCGCAAACGGGCACGGCGTCTAGTTGGTCGGCGAACTGTGCTTTATTTATTTTAACTCGTGATGCCAAAGAGCTGCCCCGTGATCGCTCGGCTTTATTTTTGGCTGAAAATCTTGCCCTTTATTTGCGCCATCGTCGCTTTGCTCAGTGTGAGGCGATTGTCAATGTAGACGCGCAAAACCTGTACGCCACCGAGTTGGAAGGAATCGGGGTGAGTTTGTGGGGCGTGACGTTTGTGCAGCCCTTGCAGCGCACTAATGATTTAAAAGCGAGGCAACCGTGGGGTGATAACGAAATACCTACACCACTGCCTCGCGTTGAGTATTTAGGTTTATAACCGCGCCCGTCGGTTCACGGGTAATTTAAAGGTAATATCATGAAAGTCGAAAATTTAACTCTAATTGCAGGGCAATTATTAGCAATCAATGACGCAGCATTTGAGCAGATTAAAACCTACGTTGATCATGGTGACGCAAAATCTCTAAGCGATGCCAAGGCTTACGTCGATCAAGTAATCGGTTCAGCACAAAGCGTTCAGGACATTGTTAATAGTCTGCAATCGTTTAAAGATGCATTTGACACTAATCCGGATAACCCCGGACTAGAACTGGTTACTAAGCTGGTCAATGCGGTTGATGATTATTTACCGCGAATCGAAGCACTGGAGCTGGCTGGTGAGCTGCATGAGAATCGTGTCAATGCTTTACAAGCGACAATTACAACAAACAAGCAAGCTGCTGACGAGGCTCTAACTGCTGAGACTCAGGCTCGACAAGCAGCTTATACTGCTATTGCTGGGCGCGTAACAGCTGTAGAGGAAAAAATTACTGTTATTCAGCTTGAGTCTGAACAGTATGTAACAGGTGAAGAGTTGGTTGCGCTAGCGACTGATATTCGAGATATGGTTGTTGCTAAATTTGCCCTACCTGTACCTGCTTAAGTGATGAACTAGCCACTCACTTCGGTGGGTGGCAGTGAGGTGATGTATGTATTTATTTGGTCCCGGAGTGATGTGGGCAACTCCACTCACTACTGCTGACGGTACTGCTGTTGTTAACCCAACCCCAGTCCAGTTGATGACGATGCAAGAGTTTTCTCTTGATGCAAGCCGCGACCTGAAGGAGTTGTATGGTCAACGTCAATTTCCGGTTGATGTAGCTTCTGGCAAAGGCAAGATTACGGTTAAAGCTAAGGACGCCAATATTTCAGCGCGTGCTATGGATTCGATTTTATTCGGTCAAGGTCTTACAGCCGGAGCTAATTGCATTTATTACGACATGACGGGGGCTTTAATCCCCGCCACACCCTTCACCATTACCGTGACACCCCCTGCGGGTGGTACTTATGCGGGCGATTTGGGAGTAATGAGTGATACGGGAATACCCTATGTTCGTGTTGCCAGCGCTCCTGTGGCTGGACAGTACATGGTTAATGAGACCACGCGCGTCTACACTTTTGCTGCCGCTGATACCCTGAAGCGAGTCTTTATCTCCTACCGCTATACCACGGCTGCCGCTACTTCAGCTAAGCAGGTGGTGACTAACCAATTAATGGGCGGTTCTCCTAAATTCCGCCTAGATTACTATGGCAAATACGATGGTAGACAGTGCGTGATTACCTTATTCCGTTGTGTGGCAGGTAAGTGGGCAATGGGGTCTAAAATTGATGATTATGTCATCCCTGACATGGAAATTCAGGCAATGGCGGATGCTGCGAATAACGTATTTAGTTGGTCAGTTGAGGGTTAGGTATGAATCACTCCAGTATTGGTAATCCTAATCCTGAATTGGTGGATGGCGAGGCAATCACACTAGGCAAGCAGGCATTAGTCCTGCCGCCTATTCCGTTGGTTAAAGTACCTACCTTAGAGCCGATCATGAGCGGTCATCCTAACCCGCTCTCTAGCCCTGAGTACGTTGAGGCGTTCACGGGCGGTTTGTATTGGTCACTGCGGCGCAACTATCCCGACATTAATCGTGAGTGGGTAGAAAATCAGGTCGATCTGGTTGCGTTCCCTGTGCTACTGGATAAATTTCTGGTGGTGAATGGGTTTAAGAAGGATGCCCCAGCGGGGGAGGTTCTACCCCAATAGATTGGGGTGAGTTATTTATTCATATTGCCCTATCCACAGGCTGGACGCTGGAGTACGTGCGCTGGCGTTTGGATTTGCCGACGCTAGCAGCACTGTCTAAGTACTGGCGCAAGTACCCGCCTTTGCAAGTGATGATTGCTGCCTATTTAGGGATTAAATCCGATGAGCTAGATAAGGTTAAAAAACCCGCGTTTGAGGAGCTGATGGCAGAGTTTCCATCTGTACCATATAGCCCGCCACATATTAATAGGTTGAATAATAATGACTGATTATAATGTCGCCATCCGTATTACTACTGACACCTCCGGGGTTAATGACTTAGCCCAAGGTTTGAATCGCGTTAATCGGGAGGCGGAACAGGTGGGTGATGCCGCTCGCGCCGCGGCAGATGATATGACTCGTGGCTTGGATGTGGCTGGGCGTAGTACGGGTAGATTGTCAGATGGATTTAATGAAGTCCGCAATGAAGCCGAGCGTGCGGGGCGTGAGGCAGAGGACGCACTACGTAGTACTGATGAAGCGGCGCGAGATGCTGAACGCAGTATCAGTGCTATGACCAAGGGGTTTGCTGTTTTGGCAGCGGCGGGGGCTGGTGCACTAATCGGAGGTCAACTATTGAAGCTAGGCGGCTTTGCCATTGATGCTTATCAACAAACCGAAAAACTCAATGAAACCTTAGGGGATGTAATAGACTCCGCTGAAGCCGCTGCCACTGCTATGAGCGGGCTACGTGCCTTCGCAGGCGATGTCTCCACGCATAACCTAGAAAAAGCGGTTGAGGATTTTGCAGCACTCAAAGAGGCAGGCATTGATCCCACTGTCGAGGCGTTACGCTCCTACAATAACACTGCCACTGCTCTTGGTACTGACCTCGTGTCTATGGCAGAAGCCGCTGTTGCTGCCAGTAAAGGACAGTTTGATTTAATTAAGGATTTGGGTGTTGGGGTAGAGCTAGAGGCGGACAAAATCCGCTTCACAATGAATGGTGCTACTACTGAGATTCAAAACAACTCGGAGTCTATTCAGCAGTATCTACTGGCCATTGGCAATACTCAATATGCAGGCGCACTAGAGGATCAAAACAAAACATTACAAGGATCACTAGATAATCTGAGTGATAGCT